AGTAAAATTTAAAATTACTTCTTCTATATAATCAATCATTTCAGAAGTAATAACAGGAGCACAACCAACAAAAAATACATTATCTAAAACTTTGGATGCGTTTGGATATTTATCCCCATCTCCAAGATCCCTGTATCCTGGATGCAAAAGAATATTACCAGCAAAATAATTTCTTGTCTGAATTTTATTCTCCTCCAGATAAGAAACTAATGATCGTTTAAGATTTGAACTATCACAAATAATAGGAACACCAAACCAACTGGTTTCAGATTCTTTTCTTTCATTAACAACTCTGATTCCAGAAATTGTTTCAAAAATATTTTGGATTCTTTTTTTATTTTTTCTGCGAATTTGATGAATATCATCAAATTTTTTAACTTGAATTTGACCTATAGCACCTTGTAGATCAAGAGGTTTTAAATTATATCCACGAACACCAAAAACATACTTGTGATCTACGATAGTATCATTTTTCAACCAATCACTAAATCTTTTTCCACATACTCCATTTGAAAGAAGATTCTGTTGTCCAACGCAATAACAACCTCTTCCCCACCAAGCATAACTTCTAGCAATATCAACAACTTCTCTAATGTTAGAGGAAACCATGCCACCTTCTATTGTACATATGTGATGAGCAGCATAGAAAGAACATGAAGCAGCCACTGCACGTTCAGTGAGATATGATCCTTTCCATTTGCTACCAAGACTATCACAATTATCAGCAATAATATGAAGGTTGTTATTCTCACAAATATCAATAAGTTTATCTAAATCATATGAATTACCCAAAACTGGTGAAGAAAATACAGCCTTTGTTTTACTAGTGATGCTAGATTTTATTTGATCTATATCCCAATTTAAATCTTTCCAATTAATATCAACAAAAACTGGTTTTAATCCTGCTTGAACGATAGGAGCAATTGTAGTTGGAAATCCACAAGCACATACAATTATTTCATCACCATCTTGCCAATCAAAATATTTTTTTAATGCAGCAACCATTACCAAGTTGGCAGATGATCCGCTATTAACCATGACTGAATGATTAAATCCAAACTTTATTGAAAATTCTTTTTGAAATTTATTAACTTGTTCTCCAGCAGATGTCCATTTACCAGACAATAAAGTAGTTACTGCTGATACAACTTCTTGCTCATCCCAATATGGGCCAGAATAATATACGGGTTTGCCAGGACTCCAATTATTATTTGCTAGATATGGAAATAAATTTTCCTCATCATTTTGAAGAGAATTTATAAATTGATTTACTTTTTCTTTTACTGACATAGATCACCCACAATGTATTCAGTGGTATGTTGAGGAGAAAACCCTAATGAAGATAATTTTTTAACGTCCATCCAGAAATCTTTATTTTGAACAATTTCATGAAACTTTGAAGGACTAATATAATTTATCTTAGATTTAGAATTCAATTTTTTCTTTGCTATTTCAATTATAACACTAATAGTATTAGGTTGTCCACTACCTACATTGTAGATTTCATTTAAATTACCTTTATCAATAATTATTCTAATAGCTCTACATACATCTGTGACATGCATAATGTCTCTAATAGGTGTTCCCATATCATATAAATCTATATCCACATCATTTTTTAATTGATTTATCATCCAAGTAATAGCATTTTTCTTTTTAGATACACTTCGATCACCTTTTCCCAAAACATTACATAGTCTAATAATTCTATACTTAACATCATAAGTTTTACAAAAAGATATAATTAGATCTTCTGCACATTTTTTAGTTATTGAATAGAAT